AATGGTAATGTTAGGTGATGAAGAGCGTAACATACCAGGATGGATTCAAGATCATATTACTAATGCTGAAAACTATATTGATCAAGCTGCTCAAGGCTTTCATGAGCTAAAAGGTGAAATGGATGAAGCTGTAGCTGAAGGAAAAGAAAAAGTTGATGAAGGTTTAGGTATAGTATCTGCTATTACAATTCTTATAGCTTCTTTATTAGTCAATCCTATATCAGGACCAATGATAATAGGTTTATTCAAATACCTCTTCCAAGATCTTCCTAAACAAAGACGCGCAGCAAAAGAATTAAGAGCATACAATGGACCTGATAAGAAAGAACAAGTTTTAGCTTTAGCTAAAGAAATTGAATCCCAACTATCACCAGGTAAAAAGAAATATTTAACTTCTTTAGTTAATATAATTGGTAAAGCAAAATTTGAGGACGAAGCTAAAGCATATCAAGAATTAGATTTATATGCTAAAAGACAAAAAAATCTAATGAATCGTGAATTAAATGAAAATTTAAATGTTGATCTTGAAGCCGCTTTAGAAGATCTTCCTATTCCATCTAACGAAACTAGAGATGAAGCTGTAGCTGAAGATTATGATTTTGACGCTCAATCTTTTGGTGGTGCTTTAAAATCAAATAATCCAGAAGGTGATGCTTTAGTATTGCGCTTCTTAAAAGGTATAGCTAAGAAATTTGACTATCCTGTAGCTCAAGCAGCTATATTTGTTAAAGAAAGAATCAAAAAATTAGGGTACTAATTCATGAGAAAAATTAAAATTATAAAGTCACGTCCATTAAAGGAAGAAGAAGAAGTAATTGATCAGGTACCTCAAGACACTGCTCCTGAGACACTTGAAATTACTTATGAGTCTAATCCTTTAGAGTTTATACTTCAAAAATATCCAACATTAACTGAAACATTAGTTAAATTATTAACTGATGATTTCAGAAACTATATTATTGGTGTTTATATAATGGCTCCAAAGCCAACTATATTCAAGATTGTTTTACATAACAATCGCTCATTTTATTTAACATATATGGGTAAGTGTTATGAAGCTAAAGTAAGTGGTAAGAAATTCTGGCTATTAAAAGTAAGTGAACTTGAAACAGCCACCATTGAAATAGCTAACTTATTAATGCTAGGTACTCCTCCATCAGTTAAAGGACCTGAAGCTGAAATGACAGCGGCTCCTGAGGAAACACCAACAGAAGAAGCACCAGCAGAAGAAACTCCACCAGCAGAAGAAGAAGCACCTGAAGAATTAGCTGAAGATGTTATTAAAGAAGATCTTAACACAACTAAAAAAGAATTAACTAAGTTAGGGTATAAAGATGAAGATATTGTTCCTATAACTAAAAGTAAAATTAAGTTATTAGTACCTGCTAAAGAAAGAATGAATGTTATTAATACTTTAGTTGACAAGTTAAAATATACTTGGGATAAAGATATTAAAGGTTCTTCTATTGGTGGAGTAATAGCTAAAGATGGTGAAACAGTAATTATACCAAAACCAAAAGAAAAACAAGGTGGTGGTAGTGCTGGTTTAGGAAATGAATCATTTTTAGCAAATAAAATTAAATCTACTGTTGAAGAAGTAGGTGGTCCTATCACTGTTGTTGTTAAAGGCGACAATGGTAAAAGTATAAGATTTAATGGTGTTACTGACGCTGAAGAAGCAGGACGTGACACAGCTGGAAATAAAAAATCAGACATCAGATTATTAGCTGGGAGTAAAGTTGTAGGTAACTTATCATTAAAGCAAAAAAATGCTTCAATGTGGGAAAGTGCTGACAAGCGTTATAAAGACTTGATGATTAAACTTGTAGAAAAATTACTTAAAAAACCATATAAAAATTTAGGTTTAACTAAAACTGATAAAAAAGATATTTACAGATTATATAATCCATCTACTGGTCAAGAATATAGTGGTATTATCATAACAGATTTAGATAATAAAGATATGGCTTCTATTGTATTTGGATCTGATAAACCACAAACAGTAGTAGTTAAAGAAACATTTGATGAAAGTGATTTTACATTAAACAGTAAAGTATTAACAATCAGTGTTGATAATTTAGCTACAAGTTTAGAAGATATTGTTGGAACAAAATATGAACCAATATTAGTAGTAAGACATGATTCAACTAGAACAGCTACAGCTGGTTTAAGACCAATTGTATACACTAAAGAATCTGTTTACAAAGGAGACAAAGTATCTGGTAACAGAATAGAATTATCTTATAATAAAATTTAATATTTATTAACACATACAGAACAGATTCATTGCCTGTTTGCTTATAAAAGATAAAAATTGGAGTAGTGGCCCACCAAAAAGGTGGGCTACTTTTTTGCCTGCGCAAAATAAAGATGTTATATTTAAACCTAATGAATATATTTTACATAGACTCTGATCCAACAATTGCAGCTAAGGAAATGGTTGATGACCATATTCGTAAAATGCAAATTGAATCAGCTCAAATGTTATGTACAACATTTTGGCATTATGGTTTTGAAGCACCATATAAAAAAGCTCATTACAATCATCCATCAACTAAATGGGTTCGTGAATCAATTCATCATTTTAATTGGTTATTGACTCATGGTTTGGTTATTTGTGATGAATTTGCTTTACGTTATGGTAAACAACATGCAACTAAAAATGTATTATTGTGGATTAGAGACAATAAAGATATGTTGTATGGTAAAATACCTACAACACCATTTGTACCTCCACCTCAATGTATGCCTGATCAATATAAGAAAGAAGATACAATAGAAGCCTATAGAAATTTTTATATTCAAGATAAGATTGGAATTAAACAACTAAACTATAATAAATTAAATAACATACCAAAATGGATAAGCGAATCGTCATTGTTGGAGCAGGCGTAGCAGGTATCAACGCAGCAACCAAATTAGTAGACAACGGATACCCAGGAGAACTAATCACTATTATTGATAAAGGAAACGATCCTATTAATCGTTTACCTGAAGAAGTAATGACAGGTATGCTTGGTGCTGGTGGTTGGAGTGATGGTAAATTAACATACCATACAGCAATTGGTGGTCAATTGTCTAAATACTGTGGTGAAGAAAAAGCAATGGAATTGATGAAACAAGTAGTAGATAACTTTACTCGTTTCCATCCTAAACCAGATGAAATATTCATGTCTGATCCACAGGAAGAACCTGAATTTATTAAACCATACTTTGGTTTGAGAATGTTTCCTGTATGGCACATTGGATCTAATTTTCTACATGAAATTGCTAAAACATGGTATCAATATTTGTTAGATAAAGGAGTTAATTTTTGGTGGAATACAGTAGTATCTAATATTGATTTTAATAATAATAATATATTATTTAACCCACTTGGCATATCAGGTCCTACCCTCAGATTAAAATATGATGAATTAATATTTGCAGTAGGTAAATCAGGTATTGATTTTGCTCAAAAATTAGCTGATGAATATACATTACCTAATGAACCTAAATCAGTACAAATTGGTGTTCGTTTTGAAGCACCACAAAAATACTTCCAAAAACTAATTGATGTATCTTATGATTTCAAATTATATCAAAAATTTGATAATGTTAGTTTGCGATCGTTTTGCACTAACAATAATGCAGCTTATGTGGCTGTTGAGGAAACCTATGGCGACATTAGCTACAATGGTCATGCTAAGAAAGGAAAGGAATTTGAAAACCAAATGACTAACTTTGGTATATTGATGGAAATCAAGGGTATTGAAGATCCATTTAAATGGTCAAGAGATGTAGTAGAATTATGTCAAGCTAATAAAACAGGACTATATTACTCACCTAACATGACTCGCAAACCAGGATTAACATCTGAAGGAACAACAGTATCAGCTTGGGAAATATCAGAACATTCATTAGGTAATGTTAGACATGCTATGGGTGGATATTTTGAACATATTGAAAACTTTATTGATGATATGAATAAAATATTCGAGTTTGGTGATGATTGGGGTATGTATATTCCTGAAGTAAAGTATTTAAGTCCTGAACCATTAGTGAATTACCATGACTTATCATTAAAACAATTTCCAAATGTGCATTTTGTAGGAGATGCTTTAAGTGCTCGTGGTATTACAGTTGCTGGTTCACAAGGAATTTATGTAGCTGAATCAATTATTAGAAAAGAAGCACTTATTGAATTAATGAACATGGGTGAATAACCTGGATTAATAACTTATATTTAATTAAATTAAATTATATGGCTAAACAAACAAGCGGAGTTAGAAAAATTAAAACACCTGATGGTACAATTATATACATGCTTGAAGGTAAACTCCATAATTGGGAAGAACCAGCTGTGATACATCCAAATGGTAAAAAAGAATATTGGTTATTTGGATATCAATATAGTAAAGATGAGTTTATGGACCGTAAACGTGACACTAATGGTATTCCACCAGCTAAGGATCCAAAATATGATACACGTCTCTAACAAATAAAAATAATATGAAGATAGGATTATGTGGAACAATGTCAGTTGGTAAAACAACCTTAGTTAAGGATTTAGCTAAACTTGAGATATTTAAAGACTATAAATTAGCAACTGAACGTAGTAAATACTTAAGAGATTTAGGTATTCCATTAAATACAGATTCAACAGTTAATGGTCAGTTTGTATTTTTAGCTGAACGTGCTAGTGAATTATTACATGAAAATGTTTTAACAGATAGAACAATATGGGATGTATGTGCGTTTACAATGCTAGCTAAATCAATCAGTCTAACTGACAAGTCTAGTTTTGTGACAGCAGCAATGACATTAAGAGAACAATATGATGTTGTGTTCTATATTGATCCTATTGGAACTATGATGGAAGATAATGGTGTACGAGAAACAGATCTTGATTACAGATATGACATAAACCAGGAAATATTGCGCTTAATAACGCTTTATCCGCCTAAAAAACTAGTAGTTTTACGTGGTTCTACAGGTAGTCGTATAAATACTATATTAGATAATATATTTTAAAATATTTATTAACACATAACAATTAAACATGGCAGACAATTTTGATCTTAGAAAATTTATTACTGAAGCGAAACTTAAAATTAAAGTTCCTGTAAAGGAAATGGCGCGTATCGCTAAAGAAAAATATAAACTCAATCCAGACTTTCCACAAATTGAAGATAGAATTGCTAATCCTAGCAACTTTAAAACAGATAGAAAACAACAAGTAGTTAATTACTTTGTTAAAAAAGCAAAAGACGAGAGTATTGATCCAATGGAAGTTGAATTGCTAAAAAGTGATATTGAAAAAAATTCAGCTCCTGGTATTAACTGGTCTTTCACTCCTGATATTCGTAATCAACTTTTAAAAGCCACAACTGTTAAACCAGAAAAAGCAGCTGATGAAGAACCAGGTGAAGGTGATATATTTGGTGGCGCTGATGATGCTGAAGATTTGTTTGTAGGTAAAGGTAAACTTAAATCTAAAAAAGCAAAACCAGAAACAGGGGATGAAGAGCCAGGTGAAACAGATATCACTAAAATTAAAGCACCAAAATCAACAGCTGCTGGTTCTAAAGCTGGTGAGTGGTTTGTAGATAACAGTGACTTAATTGATCGTATTATTAAACAATATGCTCAATCAAATATTAAAACAGGACGCGCTGTTAAAGAAGCAGAAGATGGTGGTTTATCAAGTGCTGATTTCAAAGCAGCTCAAGCTAAATCTAAAGAAGCAGCTAAAGCTGGTTTACCTGACTTAGTAAAACGTCTTGTAGACAAAATTGAAGTTTTAAAAGATGAAGATTATAATGCTTATGTTAAAGTATTAAATGATCTTGACAAATATAAATTCGGAGCTACTAATACTAAAGGAGTAATGAAAATGATCCTTAAATCATTAGGCGAAGATAAACTTCCAGCTATTGGATCTAAGAGAAAAGATAGTGAAGAAGATGAATTTAAAAAATTAGGTATTGATGATACAGACATTGAAATTGATGGTGAAGAGGAACTCTAAAACCATCGGAAAGTTATTTATTGTGATAGGTGGGGTTATATTTTTATACTTATTTATCCTATTGGTTACATCAAAGCAAGGTATGCCTGCTGATATTAAGGCTACTATTGACTCATTAACAGCAGTTAATAAGCAATTAATTGAGCATCAACAACAAATTGACAGTACAATTAATGCTTATGAGGCTGAAGTTGATCAAATTGACTTTCAAGTAGATAACATTAAGGAAAAAACAACTATTATTCGTGAGTATTACCATGAAGTAGGTCAACAAGCTGAGCAATATACTCCAACACAGGTAGATTCATTTTTTAAAGCTAGATACGGATACTAATGAAATACATTTTAATTATATTAGCGTTTTTACCTATATTTGGTTACGCTCAACAAGATACTATTAAAATACCATCTCCTGTAGCTAAATTAATTGTTAAAGATTTAGTTAGTGGTGATAGTGCTAAGGCTGAGTTAAAATTATGTAATGAAAATATTACATTATTAGAAAAGAAAGTAACATTAAAAGATAGTATTATATCAGGACATGTTCAAAAAGGTATGTTATATGAAGAACGTATCAAAAATGAACAGTTAAAATTTGATGCTCAACAATTATGGGTTGATCAATTAAGAAAAGATAATAAGAAATTAAAAGCTAAATTAGTTTTCACTAAACTATTAGGAACTGCTGTTATAGGCGGTTTAGGCTATTTATATTTAACTAAATAAGATCCTTGCAATCCCATGCACTGAGGCTTAACCGGTAAGGTTAGGCCTCTTTTATATATTTATATACAAACAGTTGCATGAGCGATCAACAACAGAATATTAAAGATATTATTAAACAGGAATATGTTAAATGTGCTACTGATCCTGTTTATTTTATGAAAAAATATTATTGGATTCAACACCCACAACGTGGTCGTATCCAATTTAATTTATATCCATTTCAGGAAGGTGTATTACATCAGTTTAAAAAGAATCGTTACAGTATAGTTAACAAGTCAAGACAGTTAGGTATCTCTACTCTAGTGTCAGCTTATTCACTTTGGTTAATGTTATTTAACAAAGACAAAAACGTACTTTGTATAGCCACTAAGCAAGAAACTGCTAAAAACATGGTTACCAAAGTAAAATTTGCTTATGATAACCTACCCAGCTGGCTTAAAATAAATGCTTTAGAAAACAATAAACTAAGTTTAAAACTAGCAAATGGATCTCAGATAAAAGCAATTGGTGCTACTGGCGACGCAGGTCGATCTGAAGCAGTATCATTACTGTTACTAGATGAGGCCGCCTTTATTGAAGGTATAGATGAGATATTTGCCTCTGCTCAACAAACTTTGGCCACTGGTGGTCAATGTATAGCTATTTCAACTCCATTTGGTACAGGTAACTGGTTCCATAGAACATTTATTGGTGGTGAAGAAGGAAAAAACGGATTTGTATCTATAAAATTACCTTGGACAGTACACCCAGAACGAACTCAAAAATGGAGAGATGAACAAGATGCTATCTTAGGAATTAGAAACGCCGCTCAAGAATGTGATTGTGACTTTACAACTTCAGGTGATACAGTTGTTGAACCTGATATTTTAAATTTTTATATATCAACATATCAAGTAGATCCTATCTCAAAAGGTGGATTTGATGGTAACTTATGGCGTTGGGAATTTCCAGATTATACAAAACAATATATGGTTGTTGCTGACGTAGCTAGAGGTGATGGTAAAGATTATTCAGCTTGTCATGTTATTGATATAGCTGAAGCTAAACAAGTAGAAGAATATAAAGGACAAATTGGTACTCGTGACTATGGTCATCTATTAGTATCAATAGCTACAGAATGGAACAATGCTTTGTTAGTAATTGAAAATGCTAATATAGGATGGGACACAATTCAAACAGTTATAGATAGAGGATACCAAAACATGTATTACTCATCTAAATCAGACACAGCTAATATTACAATGGATAATTTCTTAAGTCGAAACGACAGTAATTTAATACCTGGTTTTACCAACTCAACAAAAACTAGACCACTTGTAGTAGCTAAATTAGAGGCTTATATGCGTGATAGAGCTTGTGTTATTCAATCACGTCGATTATTAGAAGAATTAAGAACATTTGTTTGGAAGAATGGTAAAGCACAAGCTAATGATGGATATAATGACGACTTGATAATGGCTTTTGGTATTGGTATGTTTTTACGTGATACAGCTTTAAAATTCTCTCAAACAGGTATGGACTTAACTCGCGCTTCACTTGGAGGTATAGGAAAAATTTCATATAATACCGGACCAAGTGGCTTTTATACCCCACATAGTCCGCAACAAAATAATCCTTGGCAAATGGATAATGGTAGAGGACAAATGGAAGATATTAGCTGGTTGGTTTAGATAAATATTTATAACATATACTAAGATATTATGGGATTATTTGATAATTTAAAACGATTATTCTCTTCAGATGTCGTTATTCGTAATGTAGGCGGCGATGAACTAAGAGTAATTGATACAGATCGTATACAGTCATTAGGTACTTTACAAACTAATGCACTTGTAGACCGATTTACCAAAATTTATACAACATCTGGTGCTGGTATTTACAACGTTAACAACGTTTATAACTACCAAACACTAAGAGTTCAACTTTATACTGACTATGAAGCTATGGATACTGACGCTATTGTAGCTTCAGCACTTGATATTATAGCCGATGAGTGTACTTTAAAAAATGAACATGGTGAAATGCTCCATGTTCGCTCTAGTGATGAAAATATTCAAAAGATATTATACAACTTATTCTATGATGTGTTAAATATCGAATTCAACTTATGGAGTTGGGCTCGTAACATGTGTAAGTATGGTGACTTTTATCTTAAATTAGAAATAGCTGAGAAATTTGGTGTATATAATGTTATACCATTCTCCGCTTACTCAATTATCAGAGAGGAAGGTACTAATCCTAAAAATCCTACTTATGTAAGATTTAAATATGATCCTACATCAGTATCTGGTATCACTACTCCTCAAACACAGTACGCTTTAGGTACATCAACATCAGATATTTACTTTGAAAACTATGAAATGGCTCACTTTAGATTAATAAGTGATGTTAACTATTTACCTTATGGTAGAAGTTATTTAGAGCCAGGCCGTAAGATATTCAAACAAATGATATTAATGGAAGATGCGATGTTAATTCATCGTATTGTTCGTGCTCCTGAAAAACGTATTTTCTATATGAATGTAGGTGCTATTCCTCCAAATGAGGTAGAAGCATTTATGCAAAAAACAGTACAAAAACTTAAGAAAGTACCTTTTGTAGATCCAACAACAGGCCAATATAACCTTAAGTACAATATGATGAACATGATGGAAGACTTTTACATTCCTGTAAGAGGTAACGACCAATCAACTCGTATTGATACAGCAAAAGGTTTAGAATATAATGGTATTGAAGACGTAGCTTACTTAAGAGATAAGTTATTCGCTGCTCTTAAGATACCTAAAGCATTTATGGGTTATGAAAAAGACTTAACTGGTAAAGCTACATTAGCCGCTGAAGATATTAGATTTGCTCGTACAGTAGAACGTATTCAAAAGATATTATTATCAGAATTAACTAAGATTGCCTTAGTACACTTATATACTCAAGGATATGATGGTGAAATGTTAACCAACTTTGAGTTAAACTTAACTACACCTTCTATCATTTATGATCAAGAACGTGTTAACTTAATGAAAGAAAAAGTTGAGTTAGCAAGTAACATTATGGAGTCTAATTTATTACCAACTGATTGGATTTATGATAACTTATTCCATTTCAGCCAAGACCAATATGATGAATATCGTGATTTAATTATTGAAGATAAAAAACGTAAGTTTAGATTAGCTCAAATTGAAGGTGAAGGTAATGACCCAGATGAATCAGGCCAGGTATATGGTACACCACACCAATTAGCTGTCGCTTATGGTAAGGGTAGAAAAGATGGAGCTGTGCCAACAGGATATAACGAGAAAAATCCTAATGAACCTGTACACTTAGTTGGCCGTCCTGAGGCTTCAGTATCAAATATTAATCGTCAAGATAATCCATTTGGTAAAGATAGATTAGGTACTAAATCATATAGCACAGCAGGTGTAGACCAAGAAGATACATTAGCAAAAACTCAATGGAAAGGTGGATCACCATTAGCATTAGAAACATATCTTAAAAACAAGAAAATGTTTGATGGATTACCAGTAAATCGCCGTACAACTTTATTTGAAAGTGATTTACTGAATGAAAACAACATCCGCGACGAGATCAAATAATATACATATTTATAATTAGTATCATTATACTAAACTATGCGTATAAAACATAACAAATTTCGCAACACTGGTGTATTATTTGAGCTATTAGTGCGTCAAATAGCATCAGACACATTGGCGAATACTGATTCTAAGGCGGTAAAGATTGTGAAAAAATATTTTCATAGTAATGAAATAGCAAAAGAGCATAAACTCTATCATACTATTTTAACAGCGCCACGCTTAAGTGAAGGTAAAGCTGAAGCATTAGTTAATACTACTGTTGACTTAGCTAAAAAATTAAATAAAGAAACATTACTTAAGGAAAAATACAACTTAATTAAAGAAATTAAGAAGCATTATAATCTTGAAAGTTTCTTTAAAGCTAAAGTTAACAACTATAAAGCTCTAGCTGCTGCTTACACATTATTTGAAGCCGCTATGGATAATAAGTTTGTTGAGCCTAAACAATTAGTGCTTAATAAACTTACTGTAATGGAACATATCACTAAGAAAACCTTAGTTGAAAATAAAGAAAACGAAGTTGAACAAGTATTAGCTAAAGAAGATAAAAATGTACGTTTATTAGCATATAAAATGTTAATTGAGAAGTTCAACACTAAATACTCAACATTAAGTACACGTCAAAAGTTAGTACTTAAAGAATTCATTAACAATATTTCTAATCCTGAACACCTTAAAACATATATCAACGAGAACCTTAATAAGGTTAAAACTGAGTTAACTGATTTAGTTAAACAAGTTAATGACAAAACAACTGAAATTAAGTTAAACGAAGTTATAACGTTGATAAAGCCAATATCTAACAAGTCGTCTGTAAAAGATGAACATTTAGTAGCATTACTTCAATATCAGCAACTAGCTGAGGAAATTAAGAAAGTAAATGGATAAGAAAAAATTAGGAATTAAACTTAAAAAAGAAACATCGGCCACAGGAACCGGTGCTTCTGTAACTCCAGGTGTTGGTATGGGCGTAGCTACAAAATATGCTTTTAAGAAAAAAGTAAAAGAAGATGCCCCACAACTAGCAGCTGGTAAAGTAAAAGATAACTATGCTGTGTCTCATTTTGGTTTTACTAATGCTCCATCTAAACCAAATCGTTCTTCAAAAGCAATTGACTATAAAGAACTATGGGAAGCAGGTGAATATGAGTCTTTAGCAGATATGTTAGCACAATTAGGTGCTGAAGAAGATGCTGTTAAAGTACTTGTAAAAGCAGTTGAAATGGGAGCTTTAAAACCAACTGATGCTATTGAAATTGTTAAAAAAACAGTTAGCTTAAATGAAGGATACGCTCAGTTTAGAAATGAAACTAAAATGCGTTCTAAACCAGATCAGTTCCATCAAGCAGTTAAACAAATAAAAAGAAAAATGAACGAAATCAATCGCATATTTGAATACGTTGATCGTTTAAAAAGTGAATTAAGTGAAGGTGAAGATTTAAAATATAAAAAATATACTGAAAATGCATTCCAACAAATTAAAGAGAGTGCAAAATCATTATTTTTAAAATCTACAAAACTAAAATAAAATGGCAGATAATTTTGACATGAAACAATTCCTAGTTGAAAACAAATTAGGTGCTTATTCTAAATTAAGAGAAAATCCAGAGCAACAATATTATGTTCATGATGAAGAAGGATTAGAAGAACCAATTGGTCCTTTCTCATTAGAACAAGCTAAAGCTGAAGTAATTAAACAAGGTGAAGGCTGGAAATTGATTGATGCTGAAACAGCTAAAGAAATTTGGTCACATTTAGGTGAAGGTGAAGCTGCTTATGAATATGAGAAAGGTAAAGCCGCTGGTGAAAAAGAAGAAAAAGAAAAATTAGCTAAAGAAGATCTAGGACAAGATCGTACTGATGCTGAAGCAGAAAAAATGATGGATTTCTTAGCTGAGAAAAATGTAGAAGAAGTAAGCCAAAATACATTCATGGTTGTTGATAGAATTGAAGAAATTGTTAGTAATTTAGCTCGCAATATCTCAACTAACTCAAATATTCCAACACAAGATAAAATTGGTTTAGTACAAGCTCTTAAAGAATTAAAAGAGTATGTTGAAGATTTAGGTGTTGAACTTGAAATGAATGAAACTAAAAAACCAGTAAAAGAAGGTGAAGATATTTTCGCTGATATTGAAGATGATCTTATGCATGGAACTGATAGTAAGAGAGATCAAATTGAATACTTACAAGAAGTTATTGACTGGTGTCAAAATAAAATAGAGAAAATTAAAGACACTAATATGGATGAAGCTATGGGTGGTAAAAATCCAGAAGGTGATAAATTAGTATTACGCTTTTTAAAAGGTGTAGCTAAAAAATTTGACTACCCTGTAGCACAAGCTGCTATATTTGTTAAAGATACAATTAAAAGTTTAGGATATTAATTATGGCAAAAGCAATAAGAGGCGAAAGCCGCAAAGTTACATTTGGTAAACGTAAAGGCGGTAACGCTAAAAAATCATATAACAAACATAGCCCTCGCCCAAAAGCATATCGTGGTCAGGGCCGTTAATATTTATTAGTATGAAAAAACCAATCAACGAAATAGAAAGACTTAAACTTATCGCTGGTTTAATTAACGAAATTAATTATAATGACTCAGTATACGGCGTTAAAAGAACAACATTAACTGAGGGTAAAAAGAAAAAAGAAGTTAAAGAATTATCTATAGACGTTGCTAACCCATACGAATACCGTATGGGTCTTCAATATGAACTAGAGCAAATGGATGACTATAGTAATGAATCTTTAGAAAAAGCTAAATCAATTGTATTGAAGAACTTAGCTAAAGATGTTAACTTCTATACTACTTTACTTAACCAAGATCAATCACCTTATAAGTTTGAAGCTCCTGAAACAGACAAACCAGGTATGCAAGCTAAAGCTGATGGTTATTTAAAGAAAGAATTAAAGAAAGATGCTAAAGCTAATGTACAAGATACATTAGGTAAAAAAGAAGCAGGTTCTAAAAAACCTAAAGGTGTTAAAGTAATGCCTGATAAAGGTGTAACTGGCTCTGAAAAAACCATTAAAGAGAATCTTATTAATGAGGTAATATTAAAAGTATATCATTATGATCCATCATCAGGTGATTTAGAAGATGTGGATGTTGAATATTTTAGTTCTGAAGAAGAAGCTAAAAAAGCTGCTTTAGCTCATCATTGGCAAGTAGCTTTTGATAATGGAGATACAGATCTTAGTAAAGAAGATTTTATATCTCAAACTAACTTTGATGACTTTGAACCATATAACAACTACGATTATAAAATAGTATCTGATAAAGGTAATATTAAAGAAGGATTAGAAGAAGCTTCAAAAGATCCACATGACAAAGCTAAGGTAATGAAAGTGGATGGTAAATTCGAAGTTTATACAACTCAAGATGGTGAAATAAAAACATTCGATAAAGAAGCTGATGCTAAAGCATTTGCTGATAAATATAACAGTGAGAATGTTAAAGAAGGTTCATTCATGGGTGGTGTTGATTTAGGTGCTTCATTTGATAAAATGAAAGGACAAATGAATGCTGAAGATGAATTTAATTCATTAATGTCTAAGTATGACTGGTATTATGAAATGAGCGATGATCCACGTGCTTATGATCGTGGAACAGCTATGAATAGTAAATTAAAGATGTTAGGTAAGCAAATTGGTGTTGATAAAGCTATTGAATTATTCAACTCTAAAGCTCCATCTGATAGAAAAATAACATCTTCTTTCTTTATGGAAGGTGAAGATAAGCATTCTAAAATTAAAGAAGCATTAAAAGCTGCTTTAAAGAAAGCTTTAAAAGAAGAAGATCCAGCTATGGCTAGAATAGAAAAAGACGAAGAAGCCGCTGAAAAAGCTTTAGCACAAATATTAACAAAGAAAGCAGCTGTATTAGCTAAACCAGGAACCCAAGGATAATGAACAAACAAGTATTAATAGAATATTATTCATTTACACCTTCGCCTCGTGCTTTGCATGAGGCAAAGTTGTCTCCATCTAAAAACTTAATTGTTGAAGGTGTAGTACAACGCGCAGATGCTAAAAACCAAAACGGACGTGTTTATCCTAAAGACACATTGAAACGTGAAGTTGAAAAATATATCCTTGGTCCAATAGCTGAAAACAGAGCATTAGGTGAACTAGACCACCCAGACTCATCAATCATTAACTTAAAGAATGTATGTCATAACATTAAATCTTTATGGTGGGATGGTGATGATTTAATGGGTAAAATTGAAGTATTACCTACACCAAGTGGTAATATATTAAAAGAATTATTTTTAAATAATATAACTGTTGGTATTTCTTCTCGTGGTATGGGTTCAGTAAAACCACTAGGTGAAGGAACAATGGAGGTACAAGATGACTTTGAATTATTATGTTGGGATTTTGTTTCAACACCATCAACTCAAGGCGCATTTATGAGACCAACAGGACTAAGTGAAAGTTATGTACCTGGTACTCGTTCATTTGGTAAGTATACTAAAGTAAATAATCTAATCTCAGAAATTATTTGTAGTCAAACAGGTGTTTGCTGCATTAGATAAGCCCCGCTATAGTCTCAGCATTATAGCTCTGAACCCAGCCCCGTAAGGCTGGGTTTCATTTTTATCGCTTTGAGCACTTTTCACATATTTATGAACATCCCACATATGAGATCTCCAATATCTCATTAATTTAACGTTTTTAATCTTATATTGCTTCCCCTACTAATAAGCAATCAAAAAGGAGAAAATTCAGATGACAAATCAAGAATTATTCAGTCAAGCAATTGCTGATGCTAAAGCTGTTCGCGACGCTGCGGTAGCAAATGCTAAAGCCGCTCTTGAAGAAACATTTACTCCAAAAATCATGTCTATGCTTTCAGCTAAATTAAATGAGTTGGAAGAAGAAGGATTAGAAGAGAAAATGGAAAAAGAAGAAGAAGGCTACAAAAAAGAAGAAGGCCATGAAGCCGAAATTGGTTATGGAGCTGCTTCACAAAAACCTCAAATTGAAGGTGAAATGGAAGAAGCTGACAACATGGAAGAAGCTGATCTAGAAGAAATCTTAGCCCAACTTGAAGCTGAAGAAAAAGGCAAGAAAGAAGAAGGCAAAGAAGAAATGGAAGAGGCTAAAAAAGACATGGAAGAAGGTAAAAAAGAAGTTGAAGAAGCTAAGAAAAAAGACAACGACAAAAAAGAAAAAGTTGAAGAGTCTTTAGAAGAAGCTGAAGGTGACGACGAAGTTACTGAACTCACTGTCGATGAGCTTAAAGACATTATCCGTGACGTATTAAAAGACGTAATGGGTGGTGGAGAAGAAGCTGGTGAAGAAGAACTTGAAATGGATGATGAAGCTGGTGAAGAAGAGGAAACTGAAGATGAAGAATCTATCAGCCTCGATGAATTATTAGCTGAATTAGACAAAGAAGAAGGTAAGAAAGTTGAAGAGAAAAAAGAAGTTGAGGAAAAGAAAGAAAAAGTTGAAGAAGCCACAGAAGTAGAAGAAGGCATCTCTGATGTTAAAAATTTCTTCTTAAAAGTAGCTGATGACATTAAAAAAGGACTTGGTTTAGCATGTGTTCAAGAATACAATGCTGCTATCAAAGCTGGTAAATCAGACAAAGAAGCAAGAATCATATATGACACTTGCTTATCTGGTGAAAAAGGCGGATTCCAAGGTCCATCTGTTACTAAAGCTACATCTGGTATTGCTGAAAAGAAAGATGAAATGGAAGAAGCTAAGAAAGACTTAGAAGAAGCTATTTCTACTATCAAGACTTTGCAAACTGAACTTAACGAAGTTAATCTCTTAAATGCGAAACTTCTTTATACAAATAAGATCTTCAAAGCTAAGTCTTTAAATGAAGCTCAAAAAGTTAAGGTATTAAAAGCTTTTGATAAAGCTACAAATGTAAGCGAAGTTAAAACTGTTTACAACACTTTATCTGAGTCTTTTGAAACTAAAACTAAAACTACAATTAAAGAATCAGTTGGATTTGCTTCTAAAGCAGTAGGTGTTGCCCCTGCCCAACCGATTGTAGAAGGTGATGCTGCTATTCGCCGTATGCAACAATTAGCGGGAATCGTAAAATAAACAATTTAAAAAACAAAAATTCATTCAAAATGAGTCAAATTCAATCTTTAATCGAATCTGCTAACCCATGGCAGTCACAGCAAGGCGAGGCTTCTCGTTTAGCTAACAAGTGGGAAAAATCAGGTTTGTTAGAAGGTCTTACTGACTACAACAAATCTAATATGGCTGTAATGCTTGAGAACCAAGCTAAGCAATTAGTTGTTGAACAGTCAAACACTGGAACTGGTGGTACTTTTACTCCAGGAACTGGTGAGCAGTGGGCTGGCGTAGCTTTACCACTCGTTCGTAAGGTATTCGGACAAATCGCTTCTAAAGAATTCGTTTCTGTACAACCAATGAGCTTACCAGCTGGTTTAGTGTTCTTCTTAGATTTCCAATACGGAACTAATAAAGATCCATTCACTTCTGGTAATTCACTTTATGGTACAGCTTACACTCAAGGTGATTCTGGCTTTGGTAACTTAGCTCAGGGTGGTCTTTATGGTGCTGGCCGTTGGGGTTATTCAGTTAACCAATTCTCATCTTCATTAACTGGTGCTACATCTGCAGCTGCTGCTACATTTGATGCTATCAACTGGGATTCTGATTATTCTCAGTCTATTGTTAATAGCAAGATCATTCAAATTGCTTTCACAACTGGTTCAGCTGGTTTCCCAACTAACTTTGATGTGAATGGTGTTCGTGATCTTTATTTGATCGATGGTACTCCTGCTTCTCCAGGAACTGTTATCACTTCAGCTACATTATTACCTCAGTTTACTACAATTGCTGGTGGTACAGTTAAGTTATTCGTAACTGCTTCTGGTGTTGCTGCTGTTAACGCTATCACAGGTGGTATGACTTTATTCTTCAACAAGAAGACTGCTGATAACGCTCGTGGTGATTTTGAAAATGCTGCTGGTGCTGGTTATCCAAACGCAGAAAGCAATACAGAAATCGTAATCCCAGAGATCAATGTACAATTACGTTCTGAGACTATTGCTGCTAAAACTCGTAAGTTAAAAGCACAATGGACTCCAGAATTCGCTCAAGACTTAAACGCTTACCAAAACTTGGATGCTGAAGCTGAATTAACTTCTATGTTATCAGAGTACATCTCTTTAGAGATCGACTTAGAAATCATGGATATGTTAATCCAGAACGCTCCAATCGTTGAACAATGGTCAGCTAAAGTGGGCGGTACTGTAACTGCAGGTTCATCTAACATTGCTTACAACACATCAGGTGTTTATTACACTCAGATGACTTGGTTCCAAACTTTAGGTATCAAATTACAAAAAGTTTCTAACCAAATTCACCAACGTACTTTACGTGGTGGTGCTAATTTCATGGTAGTTTCTCCAACTGTAGCTACTATCCTTGAGTCAATTCCAGGATTTGCAGCTGATACAGACGGTGCAGCTGACAACATGAAGTATGCATTCGGCGTACAGAAAATTGGTCAATTAAACAGCCGTTACAAAGTTTACAAGAATCCTTACATGATCGAGAATAC